GCTTGCTTCTGCTCTTAACATTGTTAATGAAGAAGGAGGATGGAGCAGATGGTCTAAAGGAATCGCAGCTCAGGTTCTTTCAAAGCAAGCACCGTCTTTGGCTAAAGCGCAGCTTCAAAAAACAAGAGACGACAGGCAAAAAGAGTTTAATGAAATTATGGCTCTTAATAATCCTACAGTAAAAAAGAAGCTTCTTGAAACGTTTGCTGATGGAACTGATTCTACAGCAAACAGTTTAAAAGCTGCTGCAGTTTCTTCAGATTCTAGGTATCACATTATCTTGCCTGTTGATAGTTTGAGCCCATCTGAAGTTTATGCTCCTAATTTTCCTCATGGAAGTACTGTTGTTCTTATCAGGTATCCTCATGGTGGAACATTTGAGATTCCTGAACTTAAGGTAAACAATAGACATCCAGAATCAAAGCAACTTCTTGGAACAGCTCCTATTGATGCGGTAGGAATCAACCATCAAGTTGCGCAAAAGATGTCTGGAGCAGACTTTGATGGCGATTTTGTGCTTGTCATTCCTAACAATGACAAAAAGATCAAAGCAACATCATCTCTAGAAGGCCTTAAAGGTTTCGACCCCATGATATACAAATGGCCTGATGGCGTTGAGCATAACCCTATGAGTTCAAAAGCAAAAGCAAAAGAGATGGGGCAAATCTCTAATCTAATTACAGACATGACTATTAGAGGCGCTCCTACTGCTGAGATTGCTAGAGCAATTAGGCATTCTATGGTTGTAATTGATGGAGAAAAGCACGATTTAAATTACAAACAATCAGCTTTAGATAATGGTATTAAACAACTTGAGTTAAAGTATCAGATACCTTACACAGAATCTGGAAAAGCTGGGTCTTCAACTTTGATTTCAAGGTCTAGAGGTCAAGCTCACATCTTGGATAGAAAAGAAAGACCTGCTGCTGAAGGTGGAAGGTACGACCGAACAACAGGCGCTAAAGTTTATGTGCCTACTGGTAAAACTAAAACAAATAGGTTAGGTCAAGAGATACCTAAAACAATCAGAAGCACTAAGCTTGCTGAAACTCAAGACGCTCACACTCTGTCTTCTGGTACAACCATTGAAAAGATTTATGCCGATCACTCTAATGAGCTTAAAGCACTAGCGAATAGAGCTAGGCTAGAATCTTTGCGTCTTCCGCCAATCACTGTTTCTGCTTCAGCAAAGAAGACCTATGCTAATGAAGTTAAATCATTAGATCAAAAGCTTAACATTGCTAAAGAGAACCGACCTATTGAAAGGCAAGCACAGATCATCGCAGGTACAATGATCAAAGCTAGGTTTGCAGAGAATCCTAATCTTCCTCTTTCAGAAAAGAAAAAGATTAAGAATCAATGCATCACTGTTGCTAGGAATAGAGTTGGTGCTAGTAAAAGTAGAAGGCTTATTAGCATTACTCCTGAAGAATGGAATGCTATTCAAGCAGGAGCAATTAGTAATTACAAGCTGACCCAGATACTAGCTAACGCTGACATGGATCAAGTCAGATCTTTAGCAACTCCCCATCATGAAATTCTTATGCCCCAGTCTAAAATTAGCCAGGCTAGAGACATGATGAGTCTTGGGTACACTAGGTCTGAGGTAGCTAAGAAACTAGGTGTTAGTGTAACAACACTTAACACTGCATTGGCAGGGTGATAGATGTGAGTGATTCAATGCTTACAACTACAGACAATCCGTATGATCCGTTCACTCAGTTCTCTGAATGGATGACGTATGACATGCAGATGGGTTACAACACTGTTAACTATCTGGCTCGCATGGTGGTCAGTTCGCCTGACCTTTCATACGAAGATCAAGAGCTTTCTATTGAGCAGGCTATTGATCAGATCGTTAATGACAACGTGTCTGGGTTGTATACAAAAGTAACAAGAGCTGATGATGGTGCGGCATCTTCTAATGCTAATGAGGACAGCACTAGCATCGTATGACACTAATAGTATTGCCAACTACTAAGGTGTGCTTGTACTATCTGGTACCTGTGCATCTTAGTAGTTGGTGTACTATGGCTACTACTAAGATGCACAGGTACCAG